TAATTTCTCCATATTCACTATCCTCTTGGTTCAGAATTTGTTCTTGATATGCTTCTTGTAGTTTATTAATTGGATCTACAAAAGTAACAATCCAATCCATTGCTACTGGATATACTGGTCCTTTTCCAAGTGGAATCCAAGGTTGCAATGAAATATCAAAAGTTACTTGAGGTTTATCATCAACACCTTCAAGATTTTTCATACGAACCACGCATGGTTTCTTGAAAAAATAACCAACTACCTTTTGGTTTTCACCTTCACCATGATGCATTTCCTTTACATCAGTGATGACCTCTTCACCAGATTTTAGTACAGCAAGTTTTACAGTCATAATCCTAGTTTACTCCAAATCATTTTACCAATAAAAAAGAGAGGTGTCAACTGGTTTGTGCCAGTTACCTCTCCGTCTGCGGCGACGATACATTTTTATTTATTCGTCACCCGATTGTGTCATCATAGCAGCACCAACAAATGCTGCCATACAAATACAAATTGTTGCTAAGAATGCCATAAGTAGAAATACTCACTATTTTTTTATTTATATATTAGTAAGACTCAACTTATGATTTGGTCAGTATTCAAAGATAATCCTTTCTTTTGTGTGCTTCTGGAACTACTTTACCAAGTTCAACACTCAAAAGCCCATCTTCAAAAATAACTGATCTAACTTCCGTGTCCTCACTGAGCGTCCAGGATCGTGTAAAACTCCGTTGAGCCACACCCTTGTGGACATAGTTAGTTTCCGTTTCCTTATCTTCTTTCTGACCTTCGATAAAGAGTTTGCCATCTTGTGTGTATACATAGACTTCTTTCTTTTTAAACCCTGCTAATGCAATCTCTAATCGAGATGTAACATTATTTACCGAAACGAGATTATAAGGTGGATAGTTTGATGTAGTTTCATGAAGAGTGAAGATCCTATCAAAGTAATCTTCCATCCCAATACTGTTCCGAGTAATGCGGTCCAACAACTGATTCATGTTGGCTGCATTGTACTTCATTAAGTCAGTCATCTGTACTTCTCCTTTTAAAGCGAGATTTGATTGTGTGGACCCTTTCGGCATCCACTACTATTTAACCATGAAAGAGAAAAAAATAAAAGTGGAGAACCGTAATTTATTGTACGGAATTCAGTACACTAAAATCTAAGATGTCTTCATAATCATTTCCAATAGAAAAATTAAACGAAATAATAGTTTTTCTATCAGTAAAATTAGTTGTTCCTCTGTGTACAACATGGGCAGGAAATAAAATTATATCTCCTTCCTCAACTGATATTTGATGTTTACTGTGGTCATAAGGAAAAACTAATTCCGTCTTTGAACTTCCTTTTGGAAATTCAAGATAGTATACACCAGTATATTGTTCACCGTGAGTATGCCAATTGTGCATATCACATTTTACATACTGCTGAAACCACATCTCTTTTAGTTCAATAGACAAATATGGTGTGACAGAAAGAAAATCTTCTGCCACACCAAAAAAATGTTCGTCAAATAATGTAGCCCATTTACGATCTTTATCTGTTGCCCATTTCCAATCAAGTTTTGAAATACTATCAATTGATCCTGGACTTCTTTCTATTGTTGTATATTTTGTATTTTCAATTTCGGAGAGAAGTTCATCTCTGATCAGTTCATGATCTTTTACTCTCCCCTGGAAAATAAAATCCTTGAGGAGAATTTTTTTCATGATTCTTCTTTTTTCTTCTTAGATCCAATGTTATACTTCTGCTCTAGAGTCCACTCACTCTTCTCTTTATATGCAATAACTTTGATTTGATTGAGTGGTGCAATATCAAAGATCTTTTCTTCCTCTAGAAGTTCAACTAGACCCCAATCAACTAGAAGTTTAACGATCCTATTTCTACGTTGTACATCATTCACAGTGATGTTTGCATACTTTCCATCAAGTGCAAACAGTTCTTTGAAGTGAACAATATAATACTTTCCTTGCTTATGTAAGATATGGCAAGATTGGTATAACTTCTTTTCCTTGCGAGAAGCAACACCGATACGGGTTAGAGTCTCACGAACCTTCAGGAAGTCATCTGGTTCACGAAGATTGATCTCTACCATCATAGAAGGAGACCAAGTAACCTGAGGTTCAACAATTTTTGTCATTTTTTTCCACCCTTTTCAATCTTAGATTTGATAAAATTAATTTGTTCTTTGGAAAGAATTCTTAAAGCTTCTTTTGATTTCTCGTTGGAGTAACCATAATATTGTTTAATGGCATCCAGATCATCAATCTTCTCTTTACGAATCCAAGGAGAAAATCTTTTCTTTTTCCTGAGACTATTTAGTAAAAATGAATATTGCATATCTTTGTCTAGGAAATGATACTTATTCATTTCATTAGCAAACATAATTGCATCCAAATGTCCAGACAGACACTTATTTACGATAAAGGGTGGATATTGTTTAAAGATATCGGGGTTTTCTTTAATAAGATTTTCCTTATTAAAGTTTATGGAGTTCATCCAATCTTTCAGTTCCATTGTTCCTCTAGTGGTGTCAGTGGAGTAAGAGAGTAGTTTGTAACCAGAAGTTCAGTCTTCACATTGTCCTGAGTATTCTTGTCACCACGATGAACCATAGAGTAACGTAGTTTCCAATACTCAAGGTGATAGTTCTTATACAACTCAAGGAGACGATCATTCACATTGTAAGTGATCATAAAATTATGAGGACACTTGTATACGTTCTCAGCAAATACCTCATGGTCAAATGATTTATGCATCTCACGGTTCTTTCCATACAGAAAGTCTTTGATGTCATAAGGAGGATCAAGGAATACAAAAGTATTCTCGGGACCATCAGCATTCATTACTTCAGAGTAATCAATGTTAGTAATCTTCCAGTTCTTAATCAGTTGCGAGAACTGAGCAAGTTTGTCTGCACCAACCAGAGAGAAGTTGGAATTAGCAGCAGTACGTGAAAAAGTGCTGTTCTCTGTCAAACCAGAATAACTGCACTTGTTCATGATAAAGAAAGCAACTGCCTTCTGGAAATCATCATAGGTGTCAATCTCAGCAGCATACTGGTTGAACAGTTCCTTAGCAAACTTGTCCTTCTCTTCTTGTGTGCCACTCTCAAGCATCTTCTCTTTCTGCTCCCTGACACTCTCAGAGAGGTCTTGACCACGATCCCGTAGTTGCACCCAGAAGTTGTATAGGGGCACATACAGGTCATTCACCCAGACAGGAATGTCTGGATTCTCTTTGGTCACATCAATAGCAATAGAGCCACCACCAATAAATGGTTCACGATATTCAGTGATGACTTTGGGATACCATTGAGAAAGAGTTTTGATTGCTTTGGACTTACCTCCAGGATACCTTAAAGGTGTCTTCAATGCTTTCATAATAAAAAGGAAAATTAAATGATCAGTTTCTTTTCTTCAGGAGTAATCAGTTTGCTCCCGAAGATTTCATTATACTTCTTCTTAACCGCAGAGTCAACGTTGACCATGTACACAATGAAGTCCCGAGACAACTGGATATCAGGATCTTCTTTGTCAATGACAGTTGCCCATGGTGCGAATCCGACATTCTGAGCACCAGGTAAAACCACTAGACCGTTCTTGACAGTAATAGTGTTCTCATCTTCAGTGACTAGTTCTGCAATCACTTCTTCACCCGTAATGATACGGAGTAGTTTTACATCAATCATTTTAAAAAAGTCCAGGTTTATCAGGTTTATATAGTAGAACTCCATCTACTTGTTGTAGAAGTTGATTCATTCGTCCAGCAAGAGCACGATATCCAGTTCCAACATATAGTTGTCCAAGAACAACTGCAACAGTTGCAGTTCCCCAAAAAACATAATAGAAACGAGACTTGACTTGTGCTTTTAGTTTTGTTTTACTCATATGAATTTACACTCCACCATAATTTTTATTAATTTGATCATTAATTTCAGAACAATACCTATGTATTGTAGCTAAAGCTGCTCCTGTTTGTTTTTTTATGTATCTAAGTGAATATCCTCGATTCCTCAAATCTAGAATTTCATCGATTTTCTCCTTTTCCAAACCAGGTCTTCCACCAAAATTTCCAGAACGACGTTGACCTTCTTTCACCAAATTACTAAAACTTTCACTATCAAGTTTTGTTCTTCTGATGTTATGAATCCAGTCGTGATGATCGTGACATAATGTTAAAAAGTTATGTTGATGATCACCTCCCCCATTTGCTCTAGGAATTATGTGGTGATGCTCTAAGTCTTTATTGGTCCCACATATAACACAAAATCTCAACTTCATTTAAAGTTACACTCCACCATAATTTCAGTTAGTGCGGCTAGAACATTGATCTCCTGATCAGCAACAAAAGCAATTTGGTACTGATACTTTGCGATGATCAAAACTGCTGCGGCAAGAGAAGGTCCATCAACAGTATCTACAAGACCATCATAAACCCTACGAAGGATTAGATTTGGATCATTATCTAGATTAGATGTGACCCACTTACG